GTAAAAATACAATCTACGGTCAATGTTTCTGTGTCTGTTTTTGTCCAATCAACTGCTACGTGATTAAATAATTGACCTGTATCAGCTCCAGCAGCCCCATCGATAAAACAACCAAATTCCTTATAAGTTCCATCGGTCTCATCTGCGGTATAAAAGAAGGTGATATAGGCAATGTTATCGTCAAAGGCAGATGAAGCAGTTTGGTTTCTATAAACCTCTGTTTCTAACTTGGTATCACTATTAGCCGGAGCGGTTGTCCCAGTGCCTAAAGCTCCATAATTGATTTCACCACTATAAGTAGTGTCTCCAGTCAAGAGCATTGCTAATACAGCTCGGCCAGCGGTAGTAATTAAGTTTGTATGCTTATAAACTCTCTTAATTTTTCCGGTCTTTGAATCTTTGATTGTAGCTGTTATTTGACCCTTAATTGTAATTTGTTCTTTAATCATAATTTTAATATAAATACATACTTATGCCTAACCTCCCATTTCGCTTACTGTCAGTATCACTTGTGGGAGTGTGGTAAGCCAAGACCCAATCTGGCGGATTAAAGGGATTTTTCCTGACATTTTCAGCTATAGTCACCGTTTCACTAACCTGCTTATCTGAGTATTTGGTTATTGATTCGGATATGCTAACTTCTTCCCTAATGGTTCTTACCTTTTCAACAACTTCGTCAGCATCTAAATAGATTTCTTTTTCAGCAATACCTTTTAGAAAATCTATTAAGCCAAGAAGCCTGCCGCCAAAATGTATCTCATAAACATAATTTTCTTCATTGATAGATTTAGTAACGACCTTTTGAATTAGATAACTATTATCTAAACCACGTGAGGGTATATTAATTGTTAAAATTTGACCAGACCTGAAGAGATTACCTGATTCTAAAGCAGAGGTGGTTGTTTCAAATTGACCTTCAATAATCGGATCACTGTAATCTGCTAAATCGGCTTCGGCTCTTTTTCTGGCTTCTTCTTTAGTTAATATTGAGTCATCGTTGATAAAATGGTCATAAACGCCATCACCACCAAGATTTAAAGCCTGCATAGCTGTTATTGAACTCTCTTCAAGGACTTCTACTAAAACCCGAATATAATATTTAAACTTACATTCAATAACAGTGCCTCCTGTCGGATTTCCAGCTACTCTCCTAATAGACTTTTCCTCATAGTTCATCATATAGTCATAATCGATTTCATCGTGTAGGTTCTCAACTCCGACTGTTTTGGAGACTGAATCTTCTTCAATTGTTAAGTTTACTGGCTTTGCTTTAAGCCACCAGACATCTTCGTGTCCATCAGCTTCAAAAGATTGGGTCTGTTCATCGGAAAGATACTTGCCACCTCTAACATAAACTCTGTTTCTTAATTGGGATATATTAGGAGTGATGGCTAAATTTCGCCAATTTAAGCTATCTTCGGTTAACTCTTCTGGTGCTGGATTATCCTCACGTTTGAAGAAATGAACATCTTTGTCATAATCTATATACCAGCTATAATTTGTGGCTTCGGCTAATTTATCAAAACAAGCGGTAGGGGGGATATAAGAGAAATTGATACTGGCAATTGTCGGGCCAGTAGAAACATTATTGGTTGTTACTGATGAGTCAACGTAATTAGATACAATATCTTCTATAATTTCTTTTAATGTCTTATCTTGATAATTTTCGGCAACTTTTTTTCTTTGAAGATAATGAGTATAATCAACAGCTGTAACATTATAAATGAGCAAGTCTGCTTCACCTATTTCTTCTTCCCGGCAAGAGGTGAGGAAGCCAGCAAATAATTTAACTGAATCTTTAGTAATAACTATCTCTTGCCCTTCTTCTGGTTTAGTCTCGGTTGATATTTTTTCAATCTGAAACTTACAAGTATTAACTTTTGAATCTACTACATCTGTAATCTTTAAAGACTTAGGAACTAATTGATCGGATAAATCTACTGAATTGATATTTAAAACAAAGGACATTTTTTTATATTTGGACTACTCCCCTACTCCATATATAGAGCGATTTTTGGGAATTATGGCCTATTTTTGCCATTTTTTACGGTAGGGGAGAGGGGAGTGCTGTGGATAAGTGTTATATTTTTGCGTTTAATTGTAATTGTTTAAAAAGAATATCGCCAACCCTGTCAGCAAAATCTTCCTCGCCAATGAAAGTGTTGCCGGTAATTGTTATGCTAATGCCCGCATTTTTATTCGCTGGGATAACTGTTTCTCCCCCGTGAACAATAGCTGGCATTGGCGCTCCGATTGGCCCCGGAACTACTCCACCTTCTTGAAATCCTAGAAGATCTTTAGCTAATCCGATTGGGCTGTATTTAAAAGCAGTAGCAGGCACTTTAGCCAGCGTCCTTATAAACCCTTTAGCCGTCTCCATAGCTATAAACAATTTTCTTTCAAGTTCATACAAAGCGTCATTGCTCTCTACTATCTTACCATTCCAAATACCCCAGAGCCATTGGGCGGTATCAATTATTTCTAATATCTTAGTGCCTAGTTGTTGCATTTCTACACTTAAATTATTCTTAAGCAGTTGATATTGGGCTTCTGTTGTTTCGTTTTGTTTTTTAAAAGCTTCATTTAAAGCGCTGCTACCATCAGTCATCTCGGCTAAAACATCCCTCATCATTGCTCCCCCGTCTTCTGATGTTAAGCCAAAAACAGCATTGGCCGCTTCAACTGAACCAAACAAATCTGCTAAGGCCTGCTTATCAGAGCCAGCTTTTTCTGCTATTTTAACAAGCATTTCTGATAATCCGTCAGCTTGTAGAGCGGCTAAATCGAACTTAATACCTAATCTCTTGGCTGCGTCTGTGGCATCCGCGGTTGGTTTCAAGATATTAGCTATCATAGCTTTTAAAGCAACTTGAGCTTCAGATGCCTTGATACCGCCTGTGGTTAAGACAGCGGTAGCGGCTGATAAATCTTCAATACTTATGTCAGTTTCTTTCGCGATAGCTGCTACTTTACCAAATCCTTGGGCTAATTCAGCAACAGTAGTTTTACCGGCCTTAACTGTTTTGAATAAAATATCAGCTAATTTATCAGAGTCGTGTGATTCGTCGCCATAAACATTAATAGCGGAAGTTAGAAGGTCAACTGCTTCCTCAGTAGTAGCTAATCCAGCAACTGCCAATTTACCGGAAGTCTCCAAAACATCCATTGCATCAGCGGCGCTAATACCAGCTGAACGAACATTATAAAGAGCTTTGGTTAGGTCGCTAATTTCAACTGGAACTTTTTTAGCAATATCCCTAACCTTATTGCCCATATCAACCATACTCTCTTTGCTTGTATCAACGAGAGTAGCGACATTGGACATCTCTTTCTCAAATTGAGCAGCGGCTGAAATAGACTTAATTCCTATGCCAACGGCAAAAGCAGCGCCAGCTAAAGCGGCTGCCTTAGCAAATTGGCCTAGCTTTTTATGAAGGCCTCCTATTTTAGTCTCAGCTGTGGCAAATGTTTTACTAAATTGATCCTTGCCAATTAGCTTAACTATTAAATTTTCTGTTTGACCTCCTGTTGAGATTGCCATTTTTTTTGGAGTGACTTTTCAATATTAAGCATCTCCATATCTAGTAGAAATGTTTTGAAAGACACTCTCTTAAATTGCTCGGGTGAAAGATGAAAAATTCTGCGGTAATACATACTTAGATACTCCCAAGGGGGTTTGACATCTGAACCTTCTAAGAAAAGGACTAATTGTTTAGCTACTTTTTTTTTATAAAAGAGAGGCTATCAATTAGTAATTCACCCATTGTTTTGATAATCCAATTCCTTAACTTAATTGATTTAATTCGGTCTAATCCCTCTAAACTAATAGGTAGTTTTCGGTCGCCTTCGCATAAGTTCCAATCAAGAATAATCTCCTTAATCATTGATCCAGTCCAATTTTTGCCTTCTTGAAAATTTCTCATTGTCTCTGTTGAAATATCATCAGAAAAGACAACCACTATATCTTTAGCGAAAGGAGGGGATTTTTCTATTCTCTGACCATAGGTCTGTTGAGTAATGTCAATATTGTTCATATTTATTGAAAGATATTAAGAGAGGATTTTAAGGAACTGGCAGGAAGCGAGGAAGGACACCCCTGCCAGTTTTTTATAGATCGGTATCGTCTTGATCGTTGATTACTGTAACGCTAAATCCTTGAACGTCGTCGCTATCGTACTGAGATACTAAGGACTGCTCCATAAAAATAAGCCCGCCTGCCTCTAAAGGAGTCGGATTTTCAACCACTCTTGGGTTATTTATGGTAATCCTTATTTCGCTGGCGTCTGCGTCGCTTGTCCCGCAAGTTTGTTTGGAATAGCATCTAATAACCAAAGCTTCTTTTAATCTGTGAAGGAATTTGTGATACTTCTGGCCATCGGTAAATGCCTTTTTAATAGTTGCATTAACCCTGCCAGTAGTCCGGATAATCTTGGTTGGGTCAAAACTACCGCTTCTCTTTGAGCCAACATCGTCGTGAATTGAGTGAATGACTTCAAATTCGCTGCCTTTTTCTAATGGAGTATGAGTTGCT